TGATGTTTAAAAACATCTTATTAACAGTTATTGCCATGACCATTACTGTTAGTGTGATGATTTTATGGGCTTTACTTTCTTATATGAGACTCAAATAATATAATCTTTTTCGTTGACTATACATTCATAACCTTTCTTTTTATTAGGGATAAAAATATGTTGTTGGACACTAAATAGTCCACCTGACTTTTCATAGACTATCGTTATTCCTTTTTGTGTATTGTCAAAAGCTGAATAAAGACCAGTCGGCATCTGGGATAGATCACACAAGCAACCATTTGCCCAAGCTCCAAGTAGAGACGAGTCTAACTGTGTGGAAAGTGTCATATCGAATCTGTGGTGATGCCCGAAAATTATAGAACGATTATAGTGTTTGAGTTGTAAATTAGCGATGTGCTGAGGTTGACCCATACTTCTTTTTTCGTGACCATGCACAAAATAGAGCTTTTTATTTAAGGTGAATGGAGTCTCTACAAACTTGATATTGAATTTTTTTAAATCAAACAATTGCCACAAAGAAAGTTTATTGTAGAGCATAGGACTCATCGCTTGGAGTTTTGTCAACACCATCTTTTGTAATCTTTCCTCATGGTTTCCTCTAAAGAAATACATCGGAGTATTTTTTGCTATCTTTCTTAATTCGTTTAACCATTCTTGAGCTTGTGATAATTCATTGTCTATACTCGATTTTAATAAGTCAGTAGGAAAGGACGAAAACGGATAAAAATCTACTAGGTCTCCACCGATGATTATATTATCAAGCTCTGTCAATCTATAGTCTTTGATTATTTCCATAGCCAGAGACAATGCTTTTTTGTCCTCGTAAGGGATATGCAAGTCCGATATGAAAATCGTCCTAATGTGATTCTGATTTTTTGCTGTCATTTATTCTTCTAATCTCTTTCCAATAATAATGCTCTGCTAAATCTTCAAAACTTAATGACATGGGTTCTAAATGACTCTTAATCGTTGTGTCTTTTTTATAGGTTTTCTGTATGTATAGATTCAGCTTTAAGAAATTATCGTAGAGTTCTACGAAAGAGCCTTCTACTTGGTCTTCAGTCATGTTCTTCTCCCCTGAAATATTTATTTATAAATTTTAATGCGTTCCCTGTCTTGACATCATTTGGAGTAAATCTTAATAGCTTCCAATCTAAAAAAGTAGCTTCATTGTATTTCTCCATGTCTTTTACAAACCCAGAACCTCTTGTGTGCCTACCCATGATCCACACAGCTCCCTCGATTTCAATAGCTAATCTTTCTTTTAAAAAAGCTAAGTCAAACCTCCATCTTCTTATGTGGTGGAATTTATGTTCTCTTACAGGAACAGGTAAAGGCTCTCTATACCAATTGCTATCTACTATAGAATTGTCATCCAATATCTGAGTCAGTAGGATATCTGCCCAGTCTACTTTCGGTTTCTTGTTTGAAACGGACTGGACTGCACGTCTAGCCATCTTTCAAATCCCCTAGCTCTGCGTTCAGCTATTTTATTAGCATCGACTTGTGCATCTGCCATTTTGTCTAAAGAAGTAGAAATAGCCCTTGTTAATTCTAGGTTAGCTCCATTCCCATTTTTTGTTTTTCCATTTTTATTCATCATATAGATAATAGCAAGAACACCTAGTAAAGGTGCTTGATTAAATAATGATAAAATAAGTTCAGCTTCCATCCAATAAGTCTCTTAATAAGGAATTTTGCTCTTGACATCTGCGAAAATCAATTACAGATATCTCTGCATCTTCCTTGCTTAGACATAAGTATTGCAAATTATCAGGAGAATTGCAATTGACAAACTCAATATTTGTATATGTAAGTTTTTTTGGAAGTTCCCTTTTAGAATGGGTTAAATTAGAGCATGAAATAAGGAATATTGCTATTAAAACAGTATAAACATATGCTTTTATGCTGAAAGGTGGCTTATGATGCTTTAAAATGCTTCTAAGAGGATTTATCACTATTTCCTCACCAATAAGAATGGAATGGGCTAAAGTTTATTAGAAACACCAATGCAAGTGAGATTAATCCTAATAAATACAATTTAAAATATCTCATCCGTTTCTTATCTTGTTCAGCTCCGTTATAAAGTTATCCGATTCTTTATTCTTCAACCTGTGTTTCCAATCATCTATTTTCTGCTGAGTTTTTTTCTCGTGTTTTAGGATTATGATCTTATCTTTCATGTTACGGACTTGCTTTTCTAATCTTTGCACTTTTCTCTTTTGGAGAAACCCCATTAATAGAGCAAGTCCTTTATTCAATAAATCAGAAATTATATTACTTATCAATTTAGCCCACATCTCTCAACTCCAAAGTAATATCTTTTTGTGTGAGTCCTAAATCCTCAAAATATTTATCTGCTTCAAGTCTTGCTTCGTCAATATCCGTAGTGATAATGCTATTTGTATCTATAACCTTCTTGTTTTCATGGTCATAAATAATAAGTTGAAATCTCATTTTCCCTCGTTTAAAAACATAGCTATTAAACCTGCAACACCAGCTACAGCAGTTGATATAACAGTCCAGCTTTCATTAGAGACACCAATGGCGAGCATTAGACCAGCAAGACCAGCATAAGTGGAAGGTTCTTTTAGTAACTTCACTAATTTAATCATATACGCACTCTCCTTTTATAAATTTATTATACTTTATTCTTTGATAAATGGTCGAATAATAATTCAAGTTGTTTTTGAATGACGTTTTTAATTTTTTCTTCTGTGTCTTTGATTAATTGTTCATCAGCTAATTTACAAGATGGGTTTAGGTGTCTTCCACAATTACTCGCCATGACTTTGATAATTTCTTTTGCTAAGTCTTCAACATATTTTGTTATCATCATTCTTCCTCATAAGCTGTGTAGACTGTTTTGATATCATCTTTTTGATTATCTTGAGGTCGTTTTCCATCCATGAAATCTTGTCCATGTTTATAACCTAAATAATATGAGACTTTAATAATTTCTTCGAGACTAGCTGACTTAGTATTAGACATATCCTTAGTTACAGGAAGTTTTTTTGCATTGTTAAAAACAAAATTAAGGTAGGTCTGCAAAGAAGAATAATCTTTTAGGTGGACAATAAGTTTTAATTTATCACTTGATATGGTTGTAAAAAAGTTTCTCATCAGTTAGAATCTCCTTTCGTAGATTGAGTTTTGCTAAACATTGGTTTGGTAACGAAGAAAGCTAAGAGATTAGCACTAGAACTCAATCTCGGCTTACTTAAAATTTTACACCTCCCAAATAATAATCACAAAATTTATTAACATTGCAATAATGTTGGCATCTTATATCTTCCCCTTTTCTTAAAACAATCTTATACCCCTTTGTCAAATCGTTATCATTGAGATATTGTTTTACTTGTTCCTTTGTATCTAATAAACGGAGAGCATTTTTTCTACCATCTTTATAGATGGCATATTTATTATCTGTTGCCCATCTTTCCTTAGCTGTGCATAAAGGCAATGCTCCAGTTTCTGCATCCTGATGAGCTTTAATCCTAGCAGTTATAAAATCACTTTGTTCTTGCTCACTCCATTTTCTTATAGGGATCATCATGACCTGTTGTTTAGGATAGTTGTCGGACTTTTGAACTTGCCTTATAGACCAATCTCGCATGATGCCCATAACGGCTAATGATTTTGGTTGTACCCTTTTTTTATATATTTTTAATTCATCTGGGTTATGTCGGCAAAGAAAGTCTAAGACGTTTAATTGTTGTTCCCATTCAGGCTTCCCTTTCCCCATTGCATCAACAACTGACCAAGCAGATGTAACTTTAAAATCTATTAAAGCACCTTTACTTAATAAATCGAACTGTCCACTTAATGTCCATCCATTAGTTTCCTTGCCTTTGTAAAATAATCTTTTCTCGGCTAGGTCTTTTCTAGTCTTTGCTCGTTCTATCATGTAATGGACTGAACTTCCGATTAAGGCAAAAATCTTGTCAGCAACATCTTCTTCTATTTCGTCTTGATGTTGTTTCTCTAACACCCTTATTCTAGGAGGAGATATTAAACGAGTAGTGCTAATATCGCTACCCTTGCTACTGTAGGGATCGTTGGCTACTGCATTTACAATAGCTTCTGGTAAATTAGATTTGTTAGTTAATCTCATATTAGAATGGTATTGATTCATCTCCTAATTCGGCACTATTCCCGTCTCCCATATCCACAGTCGAACCCTCTAGTTCTTTGCAACGTAAGATGATTTTTCTGATACCTTCTGACAGTTGATTAAAGACTTCACGATTGCCCTGTTGATAATCTTCTATCGAAAAGAAAACATCTTCGTTGTACTGCTTCGGTAGTTCTTCTTTTGTAGCTAAAGGTAATACGTTGACCACTTTTGATTTTCCATTATTGCCCTCAATAATATTAAGAGTACATGGAATACCTAGTATGTTTATCAAGTCGAAACCTTTCTTCTCTTGCTCTGTAAATGCTCTACCTCTCCAAGATGACAAGTCAGCACCCATATTAGACTTCTCATGGAGAGATAGAGTATAAAACTTTGAGATGGTCATGGGTTCGTCATTATTTAATTCATCTGGAACTTCCCATATAATAAGAACTTGTTCCTTGTATGATATTTCTCCAGAAAATTCTTGTTTCTGTGTACCCAAGCCTATAACTTTGATACATCTTGCGTTGTGCATCCCGATAGGAACTTGTGGATACCCCGTATTTCCCTCAGATGCTGTTACTACTAATGTTGTCATATTTTTCTCCTCTAAATAAATAGTTGATTACTGAAAGATGTATCAGGAAAAGTCTGCCATTTTTAAATGACAAGTTATAGTGACCCAGATACACCACAGTCACCGAGTGTTTTGACAGTAACCCATGTAGCATGGTGTTAATTTGGTACGCAATCGTTATAATTAACTTTAAAAGTATTCTCGCTAGCTCTAAACCATTACTTACCATGCTTTATTAACTTTACTCAATGGTTCTAGTTTGTCAAATATAAATTGATATTAGTTAATTTTTGGTTACTCTTTCTGTATGGATAACATTATAGAACCACAAACAAAGTACCAATTAGCTATTGAAAGAAAAAATGAGATAGTCGGGAAGTATGGAGGTAGAAACCTATCTCGCATGCTTAATATTTCGCACCCAGCAGTATCCAAGTGGAAAGCTATACCACCATACCGAGCATTTCAGATCGCCAAACTAGGTGATTATGAAGTAGAATATATAAGACCTGACTTAAATACTTCACCCATTATTTAGTGGGGAATGGCATTTTTCTCTATCTTCTGTAAGCCGTTTCCCACTCTATAGCAATCGCATGCAATCGCATAGCAACGCATAGCAACTCTATTTGGTAATCGCATAGCAATGATGTTTTTTTTTTTGAGTTTTTTAGGGTTTTTTTTCAAATGTCATTTTACCCCTGTTTTATATGGTTGTTTTATGTATGCGATTGCAATGCGATTGCAATGCGATAGCAATGCGATTGCAATGCGATAGCAATGCGATTCGATAGCCCTTCACCTTCCTATAAGTAAGTAAATAAGTAGTACAAGATATAGTAGTGTAGAAGTATAAAATAGT